CGGAAGGACGCTTCAGCCTGCGAGGCTTTTGCGCCCTGATCCATGTATTCCATCGCTTTGGAGATGGCCATGTAAGCGGCAGCGGCCTTGACGGTTAATTCCATAAAAGAATCTTTGAGCCCGCCCAATCCACCTGCCGCTGTTTTAGATGAAGACGATACTTTGCCCAGCGCGTCTTCGGAGTTTTTGCCGAATTGCTTCATCACGACGGAGCCGTCGTCTTTGACGGTTAGCTGCACGGTTACTGTATTTTGGTTGGACATAATTCGTCTCTCGTATCTGGTGAAGCGTATCTCGTTTTACGCTTCGCACTCTGGATTCCGGCCTACGCCGGAATGACAATTATTTTTTTTACGCTTCACGCTTCACTCTTAACGCTTCACGATCTACCTATTGCTTCTTCCAAACTACCCAGGTCTTCCCATTCCTGGAGAGTCAAATCATTTCTCCTGAATGGATATCCGGCAATCCGCAGAAGCCGGATATGAAATATTTTTAAAGTATACTCGCAAAACTCACCGGCGCGGACTTTTCCGCATTTGCGTCTGCTGCATGTCCATTCCAGATTGTCGCCGAATTCATTACTGCACTTCTCCTGTTGTTTCTCATCACAAAGGTTCTTCCCCTGGCGGATCGTCTCCAGATCCGCTAGGTAGGGTCCTTCTCTTCATCGTCGTCTTCCGGTTCGCTTTTTGATAAAGCATTTTCAAAGACGTGCATGGCCAGCATGGAGATTACGTCCGGCGCATATTTTTCGACAAGCGCTTTCCAATCAGCGGCGTAGTCCGGTGATCCTGATTTGGAAGAGACAGGTTTGTTTCCCGGTTTAGCAAACTCTCCGTCGGTAATGCCGGTGAGAATTTTGGCTCCGAATTTCATGCGTGTTTCGCCCTGTGTATATTCAACTTTCCGGCCATGACGGGTAACCAGCGAGTTGGCATATTTGATTCTTTCTTCCATCGTCGGCGGGCGATATTCCACTGTTATGCTGCCGCCGGAAATGTTGTCGGAAAAAGTTATTTTGCATGGTTCGTCTGATAATATTCTCATAATGTTTTCCTCGTATCTCGTATTTCGTGAAGCGTATCTCGCAACCAGTCTTCACGTTTAATCTTTATTGATTTCGCACCCCGCTTCACGTTTCACGAGGTGCGCTTCACACACTACGCTGCGTAAGTCGCTTGCAAGTTCTGTACGGTGACGATAGCGGATCCGTAAGTGTCGTCTTCGAGTACCTGCAAATCTCCCGCCTCTGCCAAACGCTTGCCATCCACGGTAATCGGGGCTTTTAACACCGCAACCTTCGGGAATATATATTCCGTCTGGTAATGATAAGTGGCATCATAGAGCGGGCCCACGGCCTTCACATAGACGCCGAATGTATCGTTATCGATGACGTGGCGTTTCATGATGAAATCGCGGAATTCGCGGTCCAGTTTGATTGTTTGCATCCTGCCGCCGCGCATATATCTGCCGCCGTACATGCCGCCCGCGCCGGGCACAAATTGAACTTCGCCGTTATTGTTGAAAATGTGTTCCAGTGATTTTATTTCAGCCGATAGAGAGCGCCCGCCTTCAAATGCCGAGCCGCTCCATGTTCCGCCGATATTGAATACGGTCTGCGCGATCTCCAGGGGAGATTCATTGACGCGAGCAGGGAAGGTCATCCAACCGGCTTCTGCCGGGATATAAAGCACCTTGAAGTTTTTCAACGTGTGAGTACCGCCGGGAGCGGCAATTGTAATAATGGCCGGAGTCGCGCCCGATACTGCAGAGTAAGCAACTTCAGTCCAAACACCCGTCGCCAGTTCTACTTTTATGCTTTGGACATTGGCCAGCCGTAGTGCGGCAGTTGAACCTTCAACTCCCAGCGCTGCCAGAGTTAGTGATGTCGCGTCAATATACGCATTGATTATTTCCGTCACGACGTTGTCGGTATATTTGCCTGTGCCTTTGACGCTGGCCGCGATTTTGACGAAAGAATCGCGGGCAAAAGTTGTCGTCACGGAATCAACAAACATGGAAGCGAAGAGCCTCTTCATTACTACGTTGCCGTAGCGCTGGGCTGCGGTAAAAGAGGGGAGCTCGCGGTTGGCGTCCAGGCCACCGGAAATCGGCGTGATGGTGTGCTTGTAGCCAGCACCAGCCGCTGTCGTGACTATATTGCCCATCGCATAACCCATCAGGAAGGCGATGTTTTGCGGCTGCGCCATATCATGCGCGGCTGGCCAGACAGCTAAATTGCCACGGTCGTAAATCGTATCCGGTTCTTCTTTGCCGTGGGCTTCAGAGTCGTTATTCTGCCGCCGGGGATCAAGATCAATCAGACTGGCCATGTTCCACAACATGGCGGTATCGAGGGTTTGCTCGGTATTTATCTTCGTCTCCCGCAGATTGGCGGAAACCGCGATAACATTGTTTGTCGCCATAAAATTTCGTTCAGACATAATTTTAAAACCTCCTAATGAGCCTGTGGATCCCGAATGGGATCCCAAAGCGAATTATCCTGATCCGCCGCAAGACGGATCAGGGTTTTTATTTGCTTGCCTTTTTCGGTTTTCCTACTGTCTCCGCCGTTTCTTCCGGTTGATCGTCTTTTATTTCCTCGAACTTTGCGGCTTCCTGCGGCGGGATCTCCGCGTAGGTTTCGCCCTGCTTAAAACTCTTTTTTGCCATCGGCCCGTCGATAACGGTAAAGCCCTGGACTCCTTGTTTCAATTTATACTGCATAATATCCTCCTCAATGATAATTTGAATTTCAGAAGCGCAGCGCACTGAAATTCTTAGTTGAATTGATCCCGTTCGCTTCAGCGAATCGGGATAATGACTTCCTTTTACAACACTTGTACGAGCACACCCAACCTGCATTCCGCGTAGTGACACAACACATTGGAAAACATGCGCGGCTCGATGACTTCGATTTGCAGCCCACGGTAATTTTGCAACGGCCCCCAATCAGGATTAATCGTTAAACAAGTACCGTTCAATGTTTCATAATCAGCGAAGGCATCGCCCAGATCCTCCAGATGATCATCAAAAATAATGCCGCTAGCTTTAGCATCCTCCAATCCCATGATCCGGATAAACTTAAAAACGTAGGCCAGTTCCGGGATTCCACCCGTCGAATAACCATTAAGCCTTTTTTCTTTAGTAAACGCGCAGCCGTTGATCCGGCCATCCGCGTCTTTATAAAAGCTTAAAAATTTATTCCAATCCATAGCCAGGCGTTCATAATCGTGCACCACACCGATACCGGGCACGGCGGAAATAATTGTTTTGATCTGCTCGCGGATCTCTGGAAAACTCATGCGCTTACCTCTCTACAAATGTCGTTCGGGATCATTTCCAGGATGCGGACAATTGCTGCTTCGCTTTCCATAAATCCTTTATCAAACATGGCCGCGCCTTTTGTGCCGCGCCTGCTTATTGCCCGTGCGATCAGAAACGCCACGGACTTGGCCTGTTTGCCTTCAATGCCTAGCTTTTTCTCCACCCAGTGCTGAATCGGTGCGATTGGCGGAAAATGCGGCGCTGTGCCCATTTCCAGCGGCTCACCGTATATAGCCGGTGTAGCCAGTATTCCCATAACTGCGAGACCTGCCGTATTCACTTTTTGAAAAATAGTATCGCGCAAATGAATCGGCCCGGCGCCGACCGGCGTTTTTAATTTGACCACGCGCTCCAAAAGCAATAGAGCCTCGGTGATCCGTCTCACCCGCGCGTTTTCCGAAGCTTGCGGATACTTTGCCGTCAGTGCTTTCAATCCATCCAGATTAACAACTGTTTTAACGTCCATAATGAGTCCTAGATTTCCGAAGCGTAGCGCACGGAAATTGTAGAGCGAATTATCCCTAAGCGCAGCGAAGGGGACTTTACCGTTATATTTTGCTCTCTATGTTCCATCAGCGGAACTTCCTCGGATGAGTTAATTGATCACCACGCCAACTTGTTTTTGAATCCTGATCCCGTGTCACGCTGGCGGGAATAACTTCATCTTCTTTCAATCCCAGATGATCAAAATATTCCTTGCGATATGTACGCGCTCTAGCCGCATAATCGCCCGATTTACTTTTGTGATCCACGGAATCAGCGCGAATAGTGCTATCCTGACTCTGCGCGTAATAAGTGGCGAGCATGTTGCAAAAACCAGCAGCAGCCAACATCTGCACGGCCTCCTCATCA